ATCTGTGCCGTCAAAGTTAAATCTTTCAAAGTTGTACTTACCTGCACTTGTTCTACCTGAGTCTCTTGATGTCCAACTAGAACCACCCGGAGTTGCACTGTATATGCTTGTACCCCTAGCAGCTAATACAACATCACCAAACGAGGCAACCATTAGTATTTTTTCTGATGCAGAAGACGTAATAGGTACTATGGCACTAACGTATTTAGAAAAACCATTTATTCTTCTGTAACCACCTTCAATGTCAGGCTCAAAGTTACGTAACTCTAGTGCCTCTCCGGGTTCCATTAAGAACGTAGACTTGTTTAAAACTAAACCTCCCTCACAGTTAAATGCGGCAGGGCTTGTTTGTGATTGATCAGGCATATTTAAACAGACCTAAATGCTGAAGTAGGACTTCCTATATGGTTTCTTGTTATGTATGTAGATCTTAAATAGTCAAATTTATTAACAAGTAAGGTCTGCATATTCTTAATACCTTGTTCATATCTAGTAAAGTTAATAGCGTACTGCTGTGTTTCTCCACGATACTGATACACAAAAGCAGTTGCTCCATCTATTATGACGGGAGCAAATCTGTCAGGTATTGATGTTGTATCCCCATGTGCAGATAGGTCTGTAGGAAAAGTATAGTAGTCATACTTTATTGTGTATGCTTTATTAGGGCATGGGAATAATATATAATTATTATCTAGTGTTCGTATTACATGGGTAGGCGCACTACCATTACTAAACTGTGCTACCTGTACACCACTTGCGTGTTCTGCAGCCGTAGTAGATTGTGTTCCACGTGTAACACCTGTTAAATCATTACCACTTATAGCTGTGTAAGATATAATCTCACTACCTATAAAGGCACTACCTGCAGCGTCAAATCCTGTAGTAGATGTAAGTGTCAATGTTTCTACACTACTTGAATGTGATCCATTTAAAGTAGTAGTTGTAATTTCATCTTCGTGTGTAATATGATGTTCTACATACTCTTTGTAGTTCATACTATTTAGTTTACCCCCACTGACACCTAAGTCAGAATCTTTGACAACACGAAATGTATCATAGTCAGCTAACTTAGCTGTGGCTGGTATACTGTATTTAAATGTACCTGCAACTAATGTTTCTGAATCTGTTGCATGGTTAAATGGGTAATTAAATTCTCTTTGGTTTATGTATCTTATAGATTCGTTAATAGCATTTTTAACTTGGGTTTGAATACCCCTAGCAGAAGTAAAAGTTGTAGAGGTTAGCTCAACTTCATTTAATCTTGCAAGTACTTTATTAGTTAAAGTTAGGTACGTTTCTGCCATTTAAATTTCTTTCACTGTTATGTAGTTGGAGAGGCCAGATTATTCCAGCCTCCCCATTTATTATATTATGCTAGATAGTCTCTATCAACTTCATTAGCTGATGTACTTCCTTGCTCAGAAACGTCCATCAATAGAGCGTAAACTCTAAGTTTACCTGCTGTAAAGGTAGCACCGTCACCTGCAAAAACAAGGTCTAGTGTATCTGCTGTAGCAAGAACAACTTCTGCTGAAGGTGTTACACTTGGAGCGTATGCACCATCAGAAGCACCATCAATATCAAATGCTGTGACGTATTCGTCCACGTCTGCTGCACCTAATGTTATGGTGGCATTTGTACCTGTGTTCATTGTTGCAGATTCTACAACTTGAACACCTGCGTGAAGTATGTGAGTGTTAGCTGGTAGTGTAATACATTGTACTGTATCTGGTGCTGAACAATCAATAGCTTGTGCAGTCAAGTCAATTATTAGTTCAACTTGATACGGCATTCTGCCTCTGTTAGAGTTTCCTGTAGCAGGAAGTAAAAGTGATGTTATAGTAGCCATTTTTTATATTCCCCCTACGCTGCGTTATATTTGGCAGTAACGATAGCTTCAGGACGAAGTATCTTTCTACCATATAAATGCATACCACGAACAATGTCAGAGAAGCTGTCAGGATCACGGTATGTTTCTGTCTTATTGATCTGCTCTGCAGTAGCAACAGCAGAATCGTGTCCAGCTACAATTACACCATAGTTGGCAATTTGGTTTGCAGAACCTGAAGTTCCCGGACCTGTTCCAACTGCTGGTAGATTGCTTGAACTATATACTCTGAAACCACCTAAGTTATTAATAACTAGGCCATTTCGTATACTTCCTGATTCTCCAAAGTCTGCGTTGTGAAGACGTGAATCTTCGTCACGTAGCATTTCCATAAACACAGGATCTACAACTAGCCAACGACCATTTGTGTCAACTTGCTGTTGATCAAGTAGTCTAGCCATACGAGATATCACCATGATTGGTGACGCTGTGGCTGTTGGCAAGGATGTTGCACCCGGCATACGTGGAGTTAGAGGAATTGAGTGAGTTCCTGCTGAACTAGTAGTAATGTTACCAAAGTCACCTTTTACTAGTTTCATGCTGGAAAGAAGTTCATCTGTTCCTGCAGTGGAAACTGCCACAGTACCATTTACAGTTGCGTTAACTGTGTCTGGTGATCCGTGAAGAGAGGATTGTTTGAAACCTGATAGGTAACCAAGTACGTCTTGGTCAAACTGGTCAGCCAATCTATAAGCTGCTCTATCAGAAGCAAGGCTCATAAAGTTTATGTGGCTATGTGCGTCTTCTATGTCGTCAATCTTAAACGCATAGTAGTTAGACTTATCAATTGTTAACGAGAAATCTTCGTCATCAAGGTCTTGTGGTAGAATAGTTGTACCACGAGTATACTCTTTGACTGTAATCTCTGGTTCTTTTATTATTTTAACGGTATCGCCCATGTTAGCAATTTCACCAAAGTAATCATTATTGGTAACTGCTTCTACAACAGATGCCTTGCGGAATGCAAGTTGCACCTGTTTGCTGTAGATGATTGGGCTAAAATTACCGTTAGGCAGGTTACCATAACCTGCTGCGGAACTAAATGCCATTGTATAATCTCCTATTTATAGCATATATTACAGATGCAAATCAATCAAATGTACTCACGGGGCTGACTTACGTAGGGTGTATTACAGACACAGTCGCGCAACTATGTAGTTAATAGGCCATGTTTATCAGGTAATCTTTAAGACTTTTATTGCTTTGCTATTTAGTATGGTAGGTAACCATTTTAAAAATGGGGCTACCGTAGAAGTATGACTATAGTTATATCTATTTTTTTCTATATGTCAATACCTTTTAACGAGCATTACCAGATACATCATAAACAAAACGTCCTGAACGGATAGCTTCCATTATAACATCTGAGTTTCTCTCGTACTCTTGTGGTGTCATTTTTGCCACTTGAGATTCCTTAAAGCTGCCACCAGTTTTATCTGTCTCTGGTGCATTACGTGTCTGTTTGTTACTTACAGAACGTGCAGCGTCTTTATTGTTAGATGACTTTTTAGTAGAGATGTTGTTGTCTATTTTATAGAGATCTATTGCTCTTGCTGCAGACCTAGCATCATCATCATTTTCGTATAGAGCATCTTGAACCCATTTAGGTTGTTCTGTTGCCCAGTTGTGAAAGTCATCACTGTCTCTTATCTCACCAAAGTCTGGATGTAGTTTTAATAATTCTACTTCAGCTTTTTCTTTAGTAGCTGTTTCTCTCATTGCATCAATTTCTTTTACACGTTCTTCTAAATCTTGGGATTGTTCACGTGCTTTTTTGATTGCAATTGTTTCTACTATTGCTGCTACATCAGGGTATTGAGCTGCCCATGCATCAATATCGTCATCTGACTTTGGTAGTTTAATTTCTTGTTTAGTGCTTTTGTCAAGTTGTTTACGTAACTCATTAACCTGTTTTTCTAAAGATTGTTTAGTTTCTTGAGAGTGTTTACGTAGGTCACCATAGCGTTTCTTAAAAGTTTTTTCTTCTGCATTTTCTGGCTCTGCTTCTACTTCTTCAGCAACTTCACCTTTATTCTCTGCAATTAATTGTTCTAACTCTTCTTGTTCTGCTTTTCGTTTATCATCATTTGAGTACTTACGTGTTGCAAATGCAACTTTGTTTTCTGCGTGTGGCTCTGAGGCCATTTCTGTTTCTGCCATTGTATTTCCTAACTGGGGCCACCGTAGCCTATGTTGGTAGGGGGATGAGTAGCCAGCATATAAACTATTTTATCGTGTAGCTAATCCACGTTTTGGTGCAACCTTTGGTCTGGGTTGTCTACCTAGCATAAATACTAGATCTTCTAACTCATCACCTAAAACTTTACCTAACACCCTTCCTTCAGGTGTGCCTCTAAGACCCTGTAACGTAGCACGTTCAGACTCTTCTAGTTCTTTAAATCTTGTAAGTACTGTTTCTTTATACTCTTGAAGTGTTGGTTCCATCTTAATTTCCCAATGCTATCTTAATTTTACCTACTGTGTAACAGAGAGGTTCAAATATAGTGCGGTAAAAACGTCCTAAAGTATTTCGTTTAGTTCCTTTTAACTCTGCTCTTAGATCTGCAGTACGTCTACGTGTACCATGTTCTAGTAAAGTACGTATAAACTTTATATCTTTTGTATATGCTAAATATACTAAAGGAAGAAACAGTGTATGATAACCTACTTCGTGTGCCTTTGTCAAGTGTTTATTTGAGTAGTTTAACCAAATTGCTTGACGGTAAGAACCAAATCCATAAGAAGTATTCATAGCCGTACAGATAATTTTGCCACTATCTGCTTCATTATCATTGTCTCTATCTGCACCATCACCTTTTTTTGCACCCTCTGCAGGTGTATATTTTTTTCCATCTAGTGTTTCTTTTTTACCAAATGTACTCTTAGTATATTTTACACCTGTTGAATCTTGGTATATAGTTTTTCCTGTACGGCCATCCGGACCATCTTTAAGTGCTTTACCATCTGCATCAACAACAACACCTGCTTGACCCGGACCAGCTATCATGCCTACACCGTAACCTTCAGAGTCTGTGCCAATATAACCTGTCTCTTCTTGCTCTCTATTGTACATAGCTTGTGGTTCATTTTTTCCAACAACTTTACCACTACGTAATAAGGTATCTCTACCCCGTGTATTAAACTCTATACTATTTACTTTATCCTTATAAACTTTTTCTTTAGCTGCAACTTCTGCCCTATCAGTTAGATATGCATCTGAACCTTTTTGTCCTTTAGTTACTGTATCACCAAACATATTAACAGTTTTTGCTGTAGTTTTTGGTTTTGTAGTGTCAAGTATTTCTGCTTCTTCAATTAATCTAAGATTGTCTGGTAGTGTTTGAGGTACAGATCCAGCAAATGGATCACCTGCTGGAGCAGATAAAGACCCCAACTCAGAGTCTGTTATATTTGCGGTTGTTCTAGGTGTAGTTCTTGCTTTTCTAGCGTCTTCTGCTAAAAACTCACGTTGATTTTGTAGTCTATAATTTAAATCTGCATCTCTAGCTTCTTGTGCTAATTTTGCACGTTGACTTCTTAGGTTAGACTCTGCAGGTGTCATACCTGTACCTTCTGCACCCAACATAGCTGCTTGCGTTTCAGCAGTTGATGGAGGAAGCATAAGAGATGGTGAAATTTCTGGTTCTTGTACCCGTAAACCACTTTTTACTTCAGGAAACTTTTGAATATCTGTTGCAAGTGGTCTTTCAAGTTGAGTAATTAATGTTCCTTGTTCTGCGGCTGCGTTACGTCTAGCATTTGCTTCCATTGCTCTAGCACGTGTATCAGGTTGTACAAGATTTCTTTCGTCTGCTCTTGCAATAATAGGACTAGGTGTATATGGAACTCTTGGATCTGCTGCAGGTTCAAAAACAGGAGTCTCAGATATTTGTGCGCCAGTGCTACCTACACCAGAAGCAAACTCTCTAGCGGCTCTGTCTGCTCTTTGATCTCTAAACAAGGAACCAAAGGCTTTTTGAGTTTGATCAACTACAGGAGTTTCAAAACGAGTAGCATCATCAGGTGTAGCTGTTTGAATATTAGTAGGTCTAAATCCTCTATCACCTTGCAGTATAGGATCAAACGCAACAGCGTCATCTGGTCTAGCCCCTACTACATTAGTAGGTATAAAGCCTCTATCAGACTGCATACGTCTAGCTTCTTCTAGTCTTCCTAATTCACGTAGTCTATCTGCTTCTTGAGTAGCTGTATCTCTTTGATCCAATATAGGTTGACCTGCACGTACTCTATCTCTTTCGGTTTCTACAAAGTTAAAACCTGTTGGTGCTGGTATTGAAGATGATGCTTGAGTAATTGGGCTTGAAGGAAACTGACCCATAGCGTCTTGTCTACCAAACGGAGCAGCAAAAGTATATGCACCCGGATCGTTATATGGTCTTGGGGCGTTACTTGCGTAAGCACTTGTTGCAGCATCTATTTCATCTTGAGTATTTCTGTCACCATAAGCAAAAAAGCCGGGTGCAGCATCTGTTCCTAAAGGAATACCGGTATCTACTCTGTCTCTTTCTCTTCCTGTAAACACTGTTGTATTACCAAAAGCATCATAGTAAGGTGTTGGACCTGCTGCAGGAGGGCGCATATTTCTATCACGCATGTTAGATTCAAATGGAGCTGTCATACCCGGTGCTGTCATATTTCTATCACGCATATTAGGGTCTCTTGGATCTATCATACCCTGAGTTGTCATGTTTCTATCACGCATATTAGATTGGAACGGAGCTGGTGCATCTTGAGCTACAAAACCTAAGTTCTGATCACCAAAACCTTCAGGTCTAGTTCCTCTAAGGCCACGACCACCCATTGTCATTGCGTAACGATCACCAGCAGTCATGTAATTTTGATTAAACTGACGTAGTTGTTCGTTACTAACATTACCAGCTACCTGTACGCCAGAGGGTAATATACCCCTTTCTCTGTCTAGTCTAGAACTATCAAATCCACCACGTAAAGCAGAACTAATACCACTTACTTGTCCTCCTGCACCACTAACTGCAGGTGTAA